TTGACTCCATTGCGAATCTGTGAATGCGACATGATGTAACATTATTACAGTGATTCGTTTATTGCGTTGATTCGGTTCTAAGACAAAGTGTTATGTTACTGTCAAGTCATACCTGCCATGCGCCTAATGCATAGCTATGTTTTGATTCGGCATCACCCATTTTTACCAAAACGAATCAGGGTTTGTCAAGCATTATTTTGTTCATCTTTTGTTTACGGTTTGTTCTCTTTTGTTCTTTGTTTATGGTTTGTTCCTACTTTGTTCTGAAATAGTAGAACGTAAAAAGAACAAATGCGAAACCTTGTTTTTTATAGGCTAACATACCAGACAACTAGAGTCGGCGTTCTAAGGCCAAAATAGAGGCTCTCAGGACTAATTCATGGTTTGTTTATGGTTTGTTCTCTTTTGTTCTATGTGACATTTTTATCACAGTTGACACCCTGAGCGAATCACCTCATAGTAATAATCAGAAGAACGCAACAAAGGATTAAGACAATGAAAGTTGAAGTATACCGCAATTTGCACAATGGCAAATATTCCGTGAAAGCATTAGAAGGTAAGGATAAAGGCCGAGTCGTACTACATTGTGATTATGTAGAATTGACAGACGTTAGATTTAAAGTATCCCAAGCGATACGGGCTAGGGTTTTGAAAGAGCGCAAAAAATATGTGCACGCTACGGTCCAAGGTACGATAGGAAGATTCATAGGGACTCAACCTAAGCCAAAAGAGCATAACAAGGTAAAACAAGGCGATTGCGTTTGTTACTTTCTCAAAAGAGAGTTGCGACGGTTTACTTATAACCCGTTTAAGTTTTCATCTTTTGTGGACTCCTCCACAGAGTCACCAATTGACTCCGCTTTTGTTGCTATACTATCCACAGAGACTGGCACAAGGTACGTTAAACAATAGTTGACTCTGATAGCGAATCACCCCATAGTGATAATTAGAGAAACACACAAAGGATTTAATCTAATGAAAAACGTAATAATAGGTCTATCAATGGGCGCGACAATATCGCTTGCGCTTTTTGGTGCAATGGTTTTGCCCACGGTTTGGCTTGTGGCGCTTGGGATGCCGATGTTATTTGGCGCGGTTTTAGCTATGTTTTGGATAGGGGAGTCAGTATAATGTTTACTCAAGAACAACTATTAAATCTTAAATACTATGGGAGGGAATTGTCTGACAGTGCCAATATTACCTATTGGTTAAGAGATAAATCAGATAAAGATTACCACGTCAAAAACGTGATTCGTGATCTAGAATCTTTGCTTAAAGTTTATAAGGAGTCAAAATAATGGCTAACAAGTCTTTTATCATTTATGATGGACCGTCGCAAATTGACGGTCTGCCCATCGTGGCAATTGCACAAGTTAAGTCTGGCAATCGTAAAACGGGGGATATGGTCCAGACGTGGATTCTGCGTTCGGATATCGACCCTATAACGGCGAGTCGGACTGGCGCGGATTCTTCAATTTGTGGCGATTGCATCCACAAAGGTAAACTTTCAAACAAGGCTACGGGATGGGCAAAGGATAGAACGTGCTACGTTAACTTATTATTTGCCCCCAATGGCGTTTTTAAAGCGTATCAAAGAGGCGCGTATGAGGTTGCACAAGGCCACGACGCTATCCGTGCTATTGGTTTATTGCGTGGTGTAAGACTCGGCTCATATGGTGATCCGTGCGCCGTACCAAATTACATATGGGAATCGCTCACAAGTGGTGCTGATTTTGTGACAGCTTATACACATGGCGCAATCAACCCTATGCCGCAAACCATTATGACAAGCGCGGATAATGCCACACAAGCCCGTAACGCATGGGACAAGGGAGAACGTACATTCCGAGTCGTGTCGGCATTAGATCAGCTTATCAAAGGTAAAGAGGTGCTATGTCCTGCCAGCGATGAAGCTGGGAATCGTGCGACTTGTGCAAGCTGCAAGTTATGTGGTGGAAATAGCGTTAAAGCTAAAAGCGTGGCAATCGTGGCGCATGGTGCAAGTAAACGTAAAGCAAAACAAATTATAAAGGAGTCAGTGTAATGCAACGACGTAAGGATAAAGAGTCTCTAGCATTGCTAGCGGAGCAATACGGCTATCAGTCTGGACTTGATCTTGTGGTTCACTACGCAATGGAGTCCGTCGTTCCTGCCATATGTACTAGCTCAGATTGTGAAGAGTACAGCGCCGAGTTAGAGCCAGACTGCGACGGGGGCTTTTGTAATTACTGTGGCGAGTCTACGATGGTATCGTGCATGGTGTTAGCAAAAGTCATATGATGGAGTCGGTGATGTTACATTGTAACAATGGCAACGTGTTAGTTGAGAATCGTTCGCATGTACAGTTGAGAATCGTTCGCAATAACATTGTGCGAATCAATGTTGGGGTGGTGGGCGAATCGCTCGCCTAGTCAAGTAAAATCTTTTGTTAACCCTAGTTTTAAACGAAAGTGTAACATAATTACGACACTTGCACACAAACGAATCATGTGCTATAAAGTATGTATAGAAACAAAGGATAACGACAATGAAACGAATCAACCCTAGCATATACGAATACAAGGGCTACGTTGTAGACGGTCAAGACGCCAACGAAGTAGACTGGAAAATCAACAAAGATGGCGAGTGGATTCTATCGCTGTCAACCAAAAGAGACTGCAAAGAGTGGATTGATCAGATGACGTGACATAATTGCAACACACTGGGGGATTGACATTGGGTCCCCCTCGATCATACACAAACGAATCAGTGCCGTCGGGTAGCCCCACATGAATCCAAAACAAGAAATTACTTTCGTCCCCCACACCATGTTCCAACCAAGGTACTGAAGCAAAGGTGTTGTACAAATGTCACACTATTACAAAAAACGACACAAAACGTAAAACTTTCTTTTGTTGTAAAACAAAGGGTTGTAAAATAGTTGCAAAACAGTGTGTCTAAGATTCTAAAATATATCCCTATAGTATAGTAAGAGAGAGACTACTATAGTATTAACTTAAGTTTTTCCACTATGTAGTATAACCAGTAGAGTATAAAACTTAAGTATATACTTAAGTACCCTACTTGTTGTTGTCTCTACAATCTTCCTACAAGTAACCAAGACGTATGCTTCCGAACTTAAGAACAAGAGTAAAGGGTCTTGCTGACATCTTGATAGGATAGAATCTGCGCTACCCACATAAGTACATCTTTTATGTCGTGGTCTGAAAGACAGGGAACTTTAGTATGGCTGAGAAGCTACCTTACAGTAAGAACGTAGAGAAACACATCTTGGAGTGTATCCAAGGTGGTATAGCCATACGTCAAATGATAGCTTCAATGCAGCATCTGACTTATGCCCCACGTTCTCTGTCTACCATGTATAAGACTTATGGGTCGTTCATCGAACAAGAACGAGCGAAGATCAATGGTGCTGTTGGGCGTAAGGTCATCGACCAAGCTATGGAAGGTGACTTCAAGTCCCAAGAGTTATTCCTACGTAGTAAGGGTGGTTGGTCACCTACACAGACTAACATTGAAGTCGAACAAGATACTGACCCAGACTTAGACGAGAGTGCAACCGACACACTCATGTCGTTACTAGGAATGAATGCTGATGACCCGACCCCAGAGGAAGATAACGGCTGATACCCTACGTCAGTTACCTGCTGATAGGGTCAAGGAACTCTTTGATGAGCTAGGGCCACGTAAGGTAGACGAACTAAAGCATGACTGGAACTTCTGGGCTAGAGATAACCAACTTGAGCCTGATGGTACTGACTGGAACACATGGTTTATTAATGCTGGTCGTGGCTTTGGTAAGACTAGATCAGGTGTTGAGTGGGTACGAGAGAATGTAAAGCGTGGTACTAAGCGTATTGCTGCTGTAGCTTCTACTAACTCAGACATTGAACGTGTTATGGTTAAGGGCGAGAGTGGTTTCCTTAGTATTTGCTGGAAGGGCGATAAGACTTTCGCAGGTAAGAAGCTAGGGTTCCCTGACTGGTCACCAACCAAACGTACACTAACGTGGGACAATGGCGCACAAGTACAGTTCTTCTCTGCTGAGGAACCAGAGCGTTTACGTGGTCCTCAGTTTGAGTTAGCTTGGTGTGATGAGACTGCTGCTTGGAACAAGGATATGGACACATGGTCTATGTTGCAGTTCTGTATGAGACTTGGGAAACACCCTCGTATTATGGTCACTACTACACCCAAGCCTACTAAGCTGATACGCCAGATACTCAAAGACCCTAAGACTGTTGTTACTACAGGGTCTACCTTTGATAACTCATCTAACCTTGCAGATACATACTTAACTTCTGTTAAAGAACAGTACGAAGGTACACGGTTAGGTAGACAGGAACTCTACGCTGAAGTGCTAGAGGAAGCTGAAGGCGCACTTTGGACTACGGCTATGTTAGATGATGCCTCAGTTAAACATGAGGATGTACCTGACTTAGCCCGTATTGTCGTTGCCCTTGACCCTGCTGTTACATCTAATGCTGAAAGTGATATGACAGGTATTGTCGTTGCAGGTATAGATGTCAACGGTGTCTCTTACGTCTTAGGTGACTACACAGATAGACTGTCTCCCCAAGGATGGGCTATGAAGGCCATAGAATTATACCACCATCATCAAGCTGATCGTATTGTAGCTGAGGTAAACCAAGGTGGTGACATGGTTAAAACAACCATATACGGTGAAGATGAGACTGTCCCTTATAAAGCTGTACGAGCATCTCGTGGTAAGTTTGCCCGTGCTGAACCCATATCTGCTTTATACGAGCGTGGTCTTGTCAAGCACGTAGCTAATCCCCCTGATGGGGCTACACTAAACGAATTAGAAACACAAATGAGAACATGGGAACCACTAGGGTCGATTGGTTCCCCAGATAGACTTGATGCCCTCGTATGGGCAATTACAGACCTCTCACTCAACGGATACACGAAACCCAAACTGACCCTCGCTTACAGTAGTGTTAAGGGACTTTCACGCTAATAGTAAAGAAGCGATAGATACAATGGTAAAGAAACTCTCAGAGGCGAAAGCTAAAACCACATTAGGTGTAGCTGGCGATAATACGTACAACGGTCAAATCCGTGCTGATGAGTTTCTGCCTGAGCTTCGTGGCAAGAAAGCTATTCGTAAGTATCGTGAGATGCGTGATAACGATAGTACCGTAGGTGCTGTCATGTATTCTGTTGAACAGATACTACGTGATATTGACCTTCACGTAAAACCTGCTGACGACAGTGATGCAGCCAAGGTAGAGAAAGAGTTTGTCGAGAGTGTTCTTGATGACATGGATCATACTCTGGATGACCATATATCGGATGCTCTATCTTATTTGTCGTATGGCTTCGGTTGGTTTGAGGTTATCTACAAGCGTCGTGTTGGCCCTACTGAGCGTTCCCCGAAGAAGAACTCTAAGTACACTGACGGACGTATTGGCGTACGTAAGATTGCCTCTCGTGCGCCTTGGACTGTATCGAAGTTTGACGTAGAACAAAAGACTGGTGATGTCTTAGGTATTGAGCAAGAAGTGGGGTTCATGGGTGGTCGTAACTACATTCCCCTTAATAAATCTTTGTATTACCGTACTACTAGCCTTAATGGAGACCCCAGTGGTCGTTCTATACTTCGTAATGCTTATACTTCTTACGAGTATCTTAACAACTTACAGTCGATAGAAGCTATTGCAGTAGAGCGTGAGCTTGCAGGTATTCCTGTAGCTCGTATCCCTGCTGAATACCTCTCAGGAGATGCTTCCGCTGCACAAACCAGTTTCGTACACAACCTACAGCAAGTCTTGCGTGATGTTAAGTTCAACGAACAAGGGTACATTATCCTACCTTCGGATACCTACCCTGATAAAGATGGTGCGCCCAGTAGCACACGCCTTGTTGATGTAGAACTTATGGCATCCAATGGTAAACGTAACATAGACATTAACCCTATCGTTAGCCGTTACCAGCATGACATTGCACGTTCTATGCTTTCTGAGTTTCTTCTTCTTGGGACATCTGGTGGTTCCTACGCCTTGTCCAAGTCGAAGACAGACCTGTTCCTCCGTGCGCTTGAGAGTTATATTCAAGCAATCGTCGATGTTCTCAACAAACAGTTGGTCGAGCGTCTTTGGCAGTTGAACGGTCTGAACTATGACATGATGCCAACCATTGTTGCTGGTGATGTCGCTCCACACGATCTGCGTGAGATTTCTTCCTTCCTACGCAACCTTAATGGTGCAGGTATTGACGTTAGTAGTCACCCAGAGGTTATCAGCGACCTTATGGACATTGCTGAGCTAGACTATGACCCAGAGGTGGAACAAGAGACCCCAACTGAGGATCAAGAATAATGGCAACTCTAAACAACAGGGTATTCGACAATGGCCTTACGGTACTAGATACTGAGGCTAACCGAATTGATATCACTTCTCAAGAAGCTGCGAGTTATGCAGAGGCAACTTCTACCTACACTTTAGGTAACTCAACCTCTCTTTCCATTGCTGCCCCTTCTGATAGGTCTGGTGGTGGACGTGAGGTTGTTGTAGCTGCTGTAGCAGACGCCTCAGTGACAGGTAGTGGTACAGCTACACACTACTCCATAGTTGATACAGGTAACTCCCGTTTACTTGCTACAGGCTCTCTTACGGCAAGCCAAGTAGTTGCCTCTGGAAACACTTTCTCACTAGGATCATTTACTATCGGTATACCTGATCCTGCATAATAAGGGTTATGGGCCATGACCAGCAGGATTCTACAGCAAGATAGTGGGTTAATCCTCACCGAAGCCAGTGAACCCATAATAAATGAGGATTTCATTGGTGCTGATGGTTTCTCTACTGGTAATCCAGTATTACAGACCACTGCAATAACTCAAGACCACGTTACAAACGTAATTTCCATCGTAACTGGTCAGCCCGTAATTTCTACTACGGCTATAACCCAAAATCACGTTACAAACGTAAATTCTGTCGTAACGGGCCAACCTATAGTCTCTCCTACGGCTATAACCCAAGCTCAAAGTCTATCTTCCACAAATATCACTACTGGTAATGTCGTCTTCTTACCAACGGCAATCACCCAAGATCATAATGTACAAGCAAGCAGTATACTCACAGGAAACCCTGTTGTCTCTCTTGCTACCCTCACAGAAGAAGAAAACTTTTCTGTCGATAGTATATTAACAGGTAACCCGACATTAGGTTCAACAAGCCTTACCCAAGTTAATAACTTATCCCCAGAAAACATAGTAACACAAAGACCTGATGTTGGTAAACCCTTCGACCCTAACGTCGTTATAACAGAGGAAATAGATCAGATGTTTGGTGGCTGGCAAAGACGTACATATGAAGTCCCAGATGGTCGTCTGGTGCAAGCTGAACGTGAGATACAAGCTACCTATAGTGATGTTGTATCCATCGACCGTAAGGCTAAGTCTTTACTCAAGTTTGGACGCTCCGCACAACTGTCTACATCTGGCTTACAGACCGTCTGGACCGTTGGTGGCAATGAAACATACGTTTCAACTAACTCTATCTCTCGTATATCTTCATCATCTGCATCAGATACAGAAGCTATTAGGATAGAAGGTCACACAGTATCAGACGGAAAATTCACTTTTGTCGTACAGAATGTAACCCTCAGTGGACAGACCAAGGTAACACTAGATACAGCCCTCGCAAGAGTATCAAGAATTAGTAATAATGGTGGTACAGAGTTAGTAGGTCGTGTGGTTGTGTATGAGGATACAACAATAGTTGGTGGAATACCTTCAGACGCCACTAAGATACACATTGATATTCCTCTGGGTTTTCAACAGTCTCTAAAGTCTGCAACCACGTTCAGTGACCAAGACTACTACGTTATGACAGGGTTCTATGGCTCAGTTAGTGCTAAAACGTCAGCAGCCGTAGATTTCTACGTTGAGATAAGAGAACCTAATGGTGTATTCCTACCAACGGCTTGTTTTACTGCATCTTCCACTGGTGGAAACTCAGACATAAGCCTTGATCCAGCAATTATTGCCCCCAAGAACTCAGACCTACGTATCCGTTGTGAGACACAAGACAACAACGCAATAGTGTTTGCTATCTTCAAGGGCTATTTAGCGAAAGTATTGTAATGTCCAAGACTGGCCTCAAAAACAAGATGGAAGCCCACAACAAGAAGTCTAAGTATAAGGTAACTATGCGTATGCTTCAAGCGGTCTATGATCGTGGTATTGGTGCTTACAAGACTAACCCCTCAAGTGTTCGCCCTAGTGTAAAGTCACCTGAGCAATGGGCTATGGCTCGTGTCAACAGTTTTCTTAAGATCGTAAGTGGCTCTAAGTCAGCTAATCACGATAAAGACCTGCTACCTTCCGCACATCCATCCTCAAGCAAGAAGAAGTCTATGCAAAAAGGACAGTACGCCAACGATATTTTCACTACGGAGCCAGAAGCTGTCTCTCGTAGCATGGATATAGGTCTTGAAGGCAAAGTTCACGTTCACGACTACGATGGTCAAGCTGTTTATATGCCCGGAGAGAGCCATGAGGCTTACCTAGCGCACTATGACAGGGGTGAGGCCATAGAAGAAGTAGAAGCACCCTCAGTGGACCGTATAGAGGCTCTCAGGGCTATTGTAGCTGAGGTAATAAAGACAGAGTTTGCTAAGGCAGAGTACCAAGGCGAGAAAGTCACACTTAACAAGCCCCGTCGCCTCAAAGGTGGCAACAAGAAGTTTGAAGTGTTCGTACAGGACGGTGGTAAGGTCAAGCGAGTTACCTTTGGCGACCCTAACATGGAAATCCGTCGTGATGACCCGAAGGCTCGTGCCAATTTTCGCTCCCGTCATTCGTGTGACACCAAGAAGGACAAAACAAAGGCTGGCTACTGGTCATGCCGTATGTGGGAAGCAGGTACATCTGTGAGTGACATGACAAAGAACATTGAAGGTAAAATCCTCAAGACTGACGAAGAACAACGTATGGTCTATGGGTGGGCTTCAGTAGTAACCGAAAAGGGTGAAGCTGTAGTAGACCGCCAAGGGGATGTTATCGAAGCTGGCACACTTGTGAAAGCTGTAAACGAATTTATGGAGCATGTGCGTGTCGGCAAGGCTATGCACACAGGAGAGCAAGTTGGCACAGTAGTCCACTCGCTTCCTATCACCAAAGAAATCGGTGATGCTCTCGGTATCCAGTCTGACCGTGAAGGATGGGTCGTTGCTTACAAAGTATTCGACGATAACATCTGGGCTATGGTGAAGTCTGGCGAACTTGCGGCCTTCTCCATTGGCGGTCGTGCTATGAAAGAGGAGATTTAATCTTGCCTAACCTCCTAAAAAACTTGCAACTTGAGGAACTGTCTTTAGTGGACCGTCCAGCCAATGCACAGGCGATGGTTAGTCTCTTCAAGCGTGACAATTCCGAAGAGGAAATTATTAAAATGACTGATGAAATGGAAGCCAAAGTAAAGGCATACATGGAAGAAAAAATGTGTGGTAGAGGAGAAGCTATGAAAGCTCTCGGATACGACATGATGAAAGAGGAAGAAGCTGAACCCGCTAAAATGGAAGAAGCTCCAGAAGTAGATAAGGCAGAAGAAGCAACAGCAGAGGAAGTCGAAATTGACACCCTCAAGGCTGAGAACGAGCGTCTTCGCAAAGGTCTTATTGAAAATGGCTACGTCATCAAATCTGATGTTATCGAAAAGAAAGCCGAAGTTGAAATGCTAGAAGTCGAAGGCGAGATGGTAGTTAAGTCTGACATCCCTGCACCAGTTCTTAAAGCACTTGAAGCTGCTGCTGTTGAGAAGGCTGACATTGAACTGGCAAAACGTGCTGGTGAAGTTCTTCCACACTTTGACATCTCTGTCGCTAAATCTCTCGTAGCTAAGTTCTCCGAAGATGAAGCAATCATGGAAGCACTGAAGGCCGCTGATGCAGCATTCGATGCAGCTATGCAAGAATTTGGTAAGTCTGACGTAGACGGTGAGTTTGCTACTTCTGCTGACAAACTGGATGCCCTCGTAAAGTCCTACATGGACGAAAACAAAATGAAGAAAAGTGAGTTTGCCAAGGCTTATGCTGCTGTAGCTAAGACTGATGACGGTAAAGCTCTCATTAACAAATCCTATAAAGGGGAATAAAAATGGCTGTAATGCAATCCCGCGACAACCGCACATTTATTGCTGGCGAAGACCTCTCCGCAGCACAATTCAAATTCGTAACTCTTGAGTCAGATGGTCAAGTTGATCTAGCTGACTCCGCTGGTGAAAACGCTATTGGCGTATGTCTCGCTGGTGGTACTGCTGGTAACGCAGTAACAGTATGTGTCTCAGGTTCAGTTATGGTAACCGCTGGTGGTACTATCGCCGCTGGAGCCGCTGTACAAACAGACGCATCTGGTGATGCTTTAACAGCCGCAACTGGTGATGTTATCTTAGGCTATGCTCGTGAAGCTGCTGTCGATGGACAGATCATCGAAATCGAAATGATTCAAGGTGGCAACGTAGCCGCCTAATCTAGCATTTAAGGAATAACATAATGCCACTTTTGACTCCATCCTCTGTACATATTGACCAGCCCTTGTCTAACTTGACACTGGCCTATGTACAAGAACAAACTAACTTTATCGCTGACAAAGTATTTCCAGTTGTAGGCGTACAACGTCAGTCCGATAAGTTCTACAAGTACGACCGTGCGAACATGAACCGCGCAGGTGACGTTAAGAAACTTGCACCACGTACCGAAGTAAACCGCATCGGCATGGCAATCTCCAACGACAGCTACTTTGCTGACGTATATGGCCTTGGCATGGACTTCGATGAGCAAACACTTGCTAACGAAGACGCGATGTTGGAAATTCGTTCTGCTGGCGCACAGACTATCATAAACCGTGTTCTGATTGACCGTGAAGAGAAGTTTGCTAGTTCTTTCTTCTCTGCTGGTATCTGGGCTACAGATAACACACCGGGCAACTTGTGGTCTGACTACACGAACTCCACACCATTGACAGACGTAACTACTGCGCGTCGTACAATGCAGTTGGGTTCTGGTGGCTTCAAGCCAAACACAATGGTTGTTGGTAAAGAAGTACGTGACATCTTGGTAAACCACCCAGATGTACTTGCACGTTTGAACGGTGGTTCTACTGTGAACAACCCAGCACTGGTAACAGACGCTAAATTAGCTGAAATCTTTGAGGTAGAGAACTTCTACGTCATGGAAGCTGTCAAGAACAACTCTGTGGAAGGTGTTGCTGAATCTAACGCCTTTATCGGTGGTAAGAACGCACTGCTGGCCTACACGCCACGCTCTGCTGGTCTTATGACCCCTGCTGCTGGTCTGACATTCGCTTGGAACAACATTCCGGGCGTAAACAACCTTGGTGTTACTGTCGAGAGCTTCTCCGACGATGCACTGAAGCGTCAGCAAGTTGCAGAACACATCCAAGTTAAACTATCCTACGACATGAAAGTCGTTGGCACTGATTTGGGTTACTTCTTCGAAGACGTTGTAGCATAAGCTACTTACACTAATGGGGAACCCTGAGATTAGTCTTGGGGTTCCACCCAACTTATAAAAGAACATAACAGTATCCTTACATAACGGAGTAGTCTCATGCACCCTACGTATTTGGGTTGGCAGGTTGATTGGCCTGTCTTTATTAAATTACCAGTTTCAGCTAACGGCAAGAACTGGAAACGTGGTGAACACTTTAACTGGTTAGAGCAAAGCATAGATCAAGATAAGGTCGCTAGTCTTTACGCCTCTGGTTACCTCTACCACAACAAAGAATTAGAAGTACAGAACAAGGTTGGGGACAGGTTGTCTGAGTTCTCTAGCAAGCAGCTAGATACCCTTGTTAACTTACTTAACGTCATCGTCAAAGACAGAACTTCAAGTACATCTGAGTACAACATAAAGAAGTGTCGCAAGTCTAAGATCGACGACAAACAAAGAGGTCTCGTCCGTCGCTTCCTAAACAATAGCGCATGGATTACTGAAGACTTCTACCGCATTCGGGATGAGGTTCTCGGATAATAGTAAAACGAAGGGACGACTTGAATGGCTTGGACATATGATCCATCTGATCTAAACACTACTACGGCTTCTGGTCGCCTCAATACTGTTCGCCTTCTGGTTGGTGACACCGACACTCAAGACCAACAAGTACAAAACGCAGAGATTACCTTCGGGTTGTCTCAGAACGGTGATAATGTTTACTATTCTGCTGGGTGGATAGCCCGTACCATATCCTCTCAGTATGCCCGTAAGGTAAACACATCCCTAGATGGCGCACTTAAGGCTGACTACTCTGACCTTATGAAGCACTACTCAACACTAGCTGATAACCTAGAGTACCAAGGTAAGACCTCTGGTGCATCTGTTGGTATACTTGCTGGTGGCATTACCAAATCTAAGGTAAACTCTGTACGTGATAACACTAACCGTATCGAAGGTTCATTCCGTAGAGACCGTTTCAAGAACCCCCCAAGTTACCAAACACCAGAGTATGAATAAGGAGAGGTAAGATGTCTTTTCGCTCCTATGACTTGCTAAAACTTGTACAAGACTTTGGTGAAAGCCTAACTCTTCGTAAGGTGACTACAGGTGGGACTTACAACCCTGCTACTGGTGAAATAGATGGTTCAGCTACTACGGACTATTCCTTCACGGGTTATATGTACAACTACGATAATGGCATCTCTGGAAACATGGATATGGTCGTTAGGGGTATTCGTAAGTGTGTTATACCTGCCCTTGGGCTTGCTGTTGAACCAGATACTGATGACCTTGTTGTTGGCAATGGAGACAACGTAAAGATTATCTCTGTGGTAACTATCTTTTCTGCTGGTACTCGTATTTGTTACCTCTGTGATGTGAGGGAATAACAATGGTAAAGCAGACTACTCTCAAGGTTAACAAGTCATTTGACAACAAGTTAAACCAGATAACTGAGATTGCTGAAGAGGCTATAAGAGATAGACTAGGGGATATAGCTAACTACACTGTAAATATTTCCCCCGTTGACACTGGTGCTTATGTCACTTCTTTCTCGTATGCGGTCGGAGCTGGTCGCCCAAGAGGTAAGTCCTCTCGTAATAAACCTCGCAATCAAAACATCACTGCCATGCGACAAGAAGGTCTCTCTAACCTTTTGTCAGACATAACAAAGCTAGGTGAATTGAAGGGGATGACTAAGATTACTTTGAGGAACGCCGCACCCCACGTTGAATATGTAGAAAAGAAGCACTCAGTCTTCACTAAGGTAAAGTCTAAAGTAAGGAACAAGTTTGGTGGCTAGTATATACAACGATATTAGGGCTGCACTTGAAAGTCACCTTTCTTCTGTGTCAGGCATACCTAGTGTGGCTTATGAGAACGTAACTTTTGAGCCTACAACTGGAACTAGCTTTTTACAAGTTATGTTCTTACCAGTAGAACGTCGCCCTGCTGCAAGGGGCTTAAATCCACAACAGAGATACCAAGGTGTGTTTTCCATCTTGGCACACACCCCAGAAGGTAAAGGTCCAAAGGCGGCTGATGATTACGCTAATATACTGATAGAAGCGTTTGAAGCCACAACTGACATATCCTTTACTAACTCTGACACAGAAACTATCAAAGTATCCATCGACTACGCAGAACGACAGCAGGGTATTATAGACAGCCCTTGGTACTATGTCCGTGTAGACATTGGATGGTACATTTACAAATAACTTCCCTTTAGGAGAAACAATATGGCTTTCGCACAAGGCTCACGCTCCAGTCTGTCGTTCATCGTAGAATCTACGTTTGGTACAACACCTGCTGGCGACTTTACTAACCTTCCATTCAGCACACACTCTTTGAACCTAACTAAAGATCGTGTAGCTGGTAACGACATCCAAGCTGACCGTATGCCTCGCGTAGATCGTCACGGTAACCGTCAAGTAGGCGGTGATATCGTAGTTGACTTACGAGATGGTGACTACGATGCTTTCCTTGAGTCAGCTATGCTAAACACTTGGTCTACTAACGTCCTTAAAGTTGGCGTTGCACCTAAGTTCTTCTCTATAGAAGACTACGCTGCTGACATTGACCAAGCTCGTTTATTCACAGGTATGTCAGTTTCCACTATGGGTATCTCTCTTGCACCTAACCAGATGGTAGCAACTACCTTCGGCATGGTTGGCAAGGACATGACCATTAGTGCTACACAGAAGACCCAAACTGCTGCCTCTGGTGCTGCACCATTTGATGCCTACTCTGGTGACATTTCTATCGGTAACGTAGGTGGTGCATCTGCTGTAGCTATCGTAACTGCACTAGACTTCACCTTAACTAACTCTTTTGCCCCTACCTTCGTTATTGGTGACGATAGCGCACCATCCCTTGAGTACGGTCGTGCAGAAGTAGAAGGTACAATGACAGCATACTTTGAGGATGCAGCACTTATCAACCGTTTCCTCAACGAGACTGAAACTGAGATTGAAGTGTCTGTGGATGACCCTACAGGAAACAATGCACATACATTCCAATTCCCACGGGTCAAGATTAACTCCGCTGATGTTGGCGTCGATGGCCCAACTAGCCGTATGGTTACAATGTCTTTTGTTGCTCTTTTTGACACAACAGAGGCTACTAACCTTAAGATCACACGCCCATCATAAGAATACCTAGCTAGGTAAGTGGGGGCTCCTGAGTCGGGTCGGGGGTCTCCACGTTTTAATCACCCGACATAAACCCCGAAGGAACTCGACATGGATTTAATGAACCTCAAGCCTACCAGTGACACTGTAGAAGTTAAGCTGGTTCACCCTAACACTGGTGATACTCTAAAGAATGACGACAAGACTGATATGACTATCACTGTCCACGCAAGTCACTCTAAAGAGTACAAGACAGCACTGCACGAACAGACAAACAAACGTCTTAAGGCTATGCAGTCAGGTAAGAAACAAGAGATCACAGCACAGGACATGGAAGAAGCTACTCTGACGCTTCTATCTAAAGTTACTGCTGACTGGAACATTACATACGATGGGGAGAAACCTAAGCTCACTGTCGCTAAGGCTAAAGATTTATATGACGAAGTGTTCTGGATTAAAGATCAGATTGAGGAAGCGGTGGCTGACTCCTTGGATTTTACGAAAGCCTAACTTCTCAGTTGTGTGAGTGGGCTGAACATCAGTTTAAACTCAACAAGCCTGACAAGGATGGCATTACGGAACGTGAACACCTAGAACAAGTAGAAAGGCAGATTGGACGAAGACCAGAAGCATTGGAACCCCCGACAGTATTTCCTCAGCTTATGTCTCATGTCTGGTCTGCCTTTATTGCATTGAGCAACAGTAGAACTCAAGGCTTCTCTGGCCCTAACCCGATAACATACGAACAAATTAAAGCATGGAAGGAACTGACTGAGACACCTGTAGAACCTCGTGAAGTAGGGGCGATAAAAAGTGTTGATACAGTTTACATGAGGGTAGCGAATGGCTGATGATATTAAGTTAGTGATTGGAGTTGAACAAGGGGGTCTTCTTAAGGCTATTACCAACACAGAAGCCCTTGAGAAAAAAGTTAAGAAGCTCTCTGCTGCATACGCTAAAGATTCCGTCAGCTATGGTAGGTATAACAAAGCTATAGGCGATCTAGCCAAGGCTACAAATAAGAGTAAAAAAGAACTCTTAGACTATGGAAGGGCTATTCGTGCTGAGGAAAAGGCTACAAAGAAAGCCACTGCTGAAACTAAGGCTTATGCTAAAGCTAGGCGAGAGGCTGAACAAGTAAACAAGGCACTAACTAAAGCTACACAGAAACAAACCGCAGCACAAATCACCTCCAACAAGGTTATGAGCCAAGCTAAGAACCGTATGAATGGCAACAACATGGCTATTCAACAGTTAGGCTATCAGTTTGGTGACTTTGCTGTACAGGTACAAAGTGGTACAAGTGCTTTTGTTGCGTTCAGTCAACAGGGCGCTCAGTTAGCTGGCATCCTACCTATGATTGCAACCCCTCTGGGATTAAGCATGGGTGCGGCTGTAGCTTTATCTGCTGGACTAGGTATCCTTATTCCCATCGTAGGTGTTGTAGGTCGTGCATTGTTTGAGATGGGCGGTAACGCTAAGTCTGCCTCAGAAAAAGCAGACGCACTAAAAGAATCCTTAGAAGATCTTTCTGGAGCCGCTGATCTTCTCAGAGACCTTGCGGAGATAAACCTAAGTGGTCAGTTTGCCGAAGCTAAGGAAGAGTTAAAAGGTCTTGTTGAAGAACTTAATAAACTAAAGCGAGAACAAGCAAGAGATGCGTTTTCTACTGCCATAAAGTCATTTGTAGAGGGTCTAAGCGACCAGATGCTTAGTGCTAAGAAACTGGCAGATGAGGCTGGAAAGGAACTAGCCAGAAGAACCTCACAAAAGGAGTCTGTAGAAGAGGATTCTAAGGCTTACAAAGAACTTTCTGACAGAATACAAAAGTTGATCCCCCGACAAGTCGAAGCTACGAAAGCTGCGCTTGAATACGGTGACCTACTCAAAGAGATAGGTAAGATTCAAAGCTCTAGTAACTCAAAAGACTATGCTGCAAACATGGTTGCGTTTGCTAACACTCTCAGGAACAGTGAGTATGTAACCGAAGGCTTAAAGAAGCAGATGATGGAACTGCTTGATGAAACTGGGCTTATTGTTAACGAAGTAGAAAAGCTGGGTGAGGAACAAAAAGAAGTTAATAAAGTTGCAGAATCCTTCCTTAAAACTCAAGAGGAATCCGCTAAAGCACAAGCTAAGATTAAAGAAGCTGTTAAGGAGATTAAGGACAACTTCAATGAAGAGCTAATTGTTGCAAAAGAAAAATTACGCCTCAGTGAGATTGAACTTGCAAAAGGTAAGGACTCTGTCAAATATAAAGAAGAAGTTGCGAAGCAAGAAAGAAGGCAACTTGAATCACGTCTTCGGTCTGACAAAATACTGGGTTCTCATCTCAAACAGATAATGGATATCTACGATGAGGAAGCTAAAGTAACCGCTGAACTTGATTCATCTGAAGAAAAGGCAAAAGGTCTTGCTGACGCCCTTAAAGAAGCTGCTTCGGCAATGTCAAGTCTGCTGTCCTTTGGTCAGGGTCTTGATAAGGCTATTGCCGTCGCTACGGCTAAAGTAAAAGCACTAGAGGCAGGTACAAGTGGTGCTGTAGCTGGTCGCATAGCTGGATACAGGGCAGACTTAGCTGCTAAGTTAGGTGACCCTGCCTTGGGAATGGAAGATAAGGAGTCTGTATCTGCAAGTTACAACAGAAAGATTGACGAACTTCAAACCCTGTTAACAAGAGAGCAAGGGTTGAGAGATAAAAACAAGTCTGGCAGCGACAACGTAGTAAACATCAAAGAGATTATTGCGGCCCGTGAACTACAGATGCAACAAGAGCGTACCTTAATTGGCCTAAGTGAAGAGCAAGCAGAGAGACAGAGGGTATACTACGATCTTCTGAAGCAAAACAAAGATGCAGACGTACAGCTAACTGAAACGGAAATCAGAGGTGCTGCTGATGCTATCGCAGCTTTTGAGGAACAGAACCGCGTACTTCAAGAGGCTGCTGATAAGCAAAGACAGATAGCAGATACAATTCAGTCTAGCATGGAAGACGCTTTCATGTCTATCGTTGATGGAACTAAGTCTGCTGAAGATGCCTTCAAAGATATGGCTCGTATAATTATCAAAGAGCTTTACAAGGTACTTGTTGTACAGCAACTTGTAGGCAGCTTTAAGGCTGGTGGTGGTGGTATCCTTGGTAGTATCTTTGGGGCTACTCAAGCTGAGGGTGGTGCATGGCAAGGTGGCTCTCAGATCAAAGCATATGCTAACGGTGGTATTGTTGGCGCACCTACTGTATTCCCTATGGCTAGAGGTAAGATTGGTCTCATGGGTGAAGCTGGGCCAGAAGCTATCATGCCACTCAAGAGAGGTGCTAACGGTAAGCTAGGTGTACAGGCAGAAGGTGGCGGTGGTGACAACGTAGTGGTACATCAGAACTTCAACTTCCAAGCTAACGGTGACGACAGTGTTAAGAGGATTATTGCACAAGCTGCACCACAGATTGCTAACATGACCAAGAAGTCTATGCTTGATGATCGTCGTCGTGGTGGACAAATGAAAGCAACCTTCGGGTAAAGGAAAGAACAAACTATGGCACTTACTTATCCCTTAGATACTCCAACAACTATCGGGATTGAGAGTATTGAGTTACGTGCGGTTAATGCTGTAGCTGTCTCTCAGTCTCCATTCACGTATAAACAACAGACTATCGCTCACCAAGGTCAGCAGTGGCAAGCAAGCGTAAATATTCCTTCGGTACACAGAGATAAAGCTGCTGCATGGAAGGCCATGTTGGTTGGTCTGAAGGGACCACAAGGTACATTCCTGCTTGGAGACCCAGACTACGCTACACCTCAAGGTACTGTAAGCTCTTGTACAGCTACTGGTAATGCTGGAGAAGACCACGTAGCTGTAGTTATGACTGGTACACTGAAGGCAGGGGACTACATTCAACTAGGGGCAGGTTCTAGTGCTAAACTACATCAGGTTCTGCAAGACTTAAGTGGTAACGGCGAACTTGAGATTTGGCCTTCACTAAGGTCAACGTACAGTGGTTCAACAGTTATCTTTAATTCCCCTAAAGGTCTCTTTAGGCTATCTCAAAATGTTACCTCATGGTCAATTAACAATGCGTCAGTCTATGGTATTTCGTTTGAAGCCGTAGAAGCTCTGACATAGTAAGGATATATACTAATGGCTGATAAAAAGATTACGCAGTTAGACCCACTTACAGGTGCTGACTTAACCGATACTGATGAATTTGTTGTCGTAGACCTCTCGGCTGATGAAACAAAGTCAATCACATTCGCTGAACTAAAGACTGGGTTGGATACTGTATCAGGTTTCGTGCGTATCTCT